ACCGTTTCAATAAAAACCTTCGACGATCTACGCAATGCCAAGGAAATTGCAGACAAGAAGGCTGAAATGCTACACCGAGCCGCGAAAGAGTTAGAAGTATTCCTATCATTCCTAGTAACAAGGGAACATATCACGGAATACATCGAAGAATTCAACAGGCAGTCATCCAGAAGCAGAATAAACCTGGATGAGGGTAGAGCAAAAATTGTAATTAGAGATGAGTAAAAAAATAAACATACCAGTGCGGAATACTGTGCAGTATCTGCAAGTATTTAACGGGTTCATCGAGCTTACAGACAAAGAACTTGAGATTCTGGCCAAGTTCATAGACTTGTCTACCACAATCAACTTGTGCTCAGTAGATAACAAGAAAAAGGTGGCAGATAGCATGGGAATCAAGGACCCTAACACGTTGAACAACTATGTCAAAAGATTGAAGGACAAGGGTGCCATCGTAAAAACAAAAGACGGGTATCTTCTAAGTCAATTGCTTAGTAGCTTAAATTCAGGCGACTTAGTTATACAAATCCGAGATGCACGTAGTACAGACGAGATTCCTGTATGACCCATGGGGTATAACAGTGTTTTATCAAAAGGACGGCAGGTCCGCAACAGTATTAATCTATAACATAGATACAGATGAAGAAGAAGCCATCAATGTTAGACATGGTGAAGAATTTTGCTAAGGAAGTAAAGAACTACGCAAAAGAAGGAGCACCAAACGTATCGCAGGGCGCGTATATAGACAGGCTGTCTGCATGCGATGCATGCGAACATCTCAAGAGACAATCTATGAGGTGTGGGCTGTGTGGATGTCTTGTAGAACAGAAAGCTAAGTGGGCTACGTCTGACTGCCCAGATAAACGCTGGCCAAGACAAAAGGTCGGCTCACAAGGAAAGCCTGTAAGCTTGAAAGGGCAGCAGGTCATACAAAAAAGAAAGGAGAGGAGAAATGGATCACAAGATAATTCTACAAAAACTGGCGACTAAGTATAGTCTCCCCATACAAAAGGTCGAGGAGGCTGTCTATTACCAGTTCAAGTACACGTCATCTGTAATCAAATCGGGTGAGTTTGAACCAATTAGATTGCCATACCTCGGTAAGTTTCACGTCCTACCAGGACGACTAAAACATTTAAACAATGAGACAGATAGCAGGTAACGATAAAATGTTGTGGGTTAGATCAAGTAATTATGGTCAAGCATTCTTTCTTGTATCAAAGTTCCGAGGATGCTTGAATGTTGGGAGTGGGTATATAAAACTATACTTCGACTCGATGCGAGATGTAGCTCAAAATGAAACTCTTACACAATACGGAGCAGACGAAGTCTTGATACGATTCAATAGTGGGGATTGGTTTCCCGGTGCTATGAACGCTTTGTGGACTAAGATCATGTCTTCAGCAGAACCAGTTATTACGCTAGTAGATGCTGCACCCCTTAATGGTTTCATTAGAGATGCAGCGTTTGGGGACTTTAACAGGTATCTACACGGGCATTCTACAAATACAGACGAACCATCCCCAACTCTTAGTACTACTGTTGCGTTTACACTTCAGGATGAAGCTTTATGAGGGACTTGATAACTGTCAGTAACAACGTAGTTGTCCCAAGCGCCTACGCACTCACCATTAACGAGTTCAAGGGTTTGAAAGGGCAGGAGCTGGGTGCGGTATACTTCTACGCGGACCACCGCTCCCCCTACGCTGTGTATGACAGTGAAGAACGTCTCAGTAAAATAAGTCAAGATCTTAAGGTAAAGTTTACCCCTAAAGTGAAAGGGGCGATTGATAAATATAAGGAATTATCAGAGACCTCAGCTATTAAATTACTTAAAGCTGCACGTAACTCTGTAACTAAGTTGGAGAGGTATTTTGATACGGTAAACCTGACGTTACTCGATGACCACGGTAAGCCCATATACCACGCCAAGGACCTGATCATGAATCTGTCTAACATGTCCAAAGTCGTCAATGGCTTGGATGAGTTGGAGCAGATTGTAAAGAAGCACGAACAAAAAGAAAACCCAAACAGAGGCGGTGTAGTCACGAACAAATATTCACAATGAAGGTAGTCATCTTAGGTTTCTCAGCTAAGCACAAAAGGATTGTGAGAGAGCTGTTGGCTGAGCATACAACGCTGAAAGTCACCAGACATTTGTTGTGGGTACAAGAACTTGTGCATGGGCTCAATGATTGTGCAGTTCTTAAGAAAAGAACTGTGCTCTCATACCCAGAGATCAGTGTAGAGCAGGGAATGCGAGAGGTAGACCTACTGAAGGCTAACCAAGTATTTGTCATTTACGTCAAAACCAAGAACAGGTCTATGGGCGGTCTCATACTAAACGAGCAGGCTCGGATAAACAAAGACTTGATTTCTGTTACTCTAACAGACCAGATGGTAGAGAGTGATAAGCAGTTGGTTATAGAGAACCTGAGAAAGAAAATGAGCACGGTATGGAAAAAGACAAGCTAGGAGGTTGGGCCATAGGGGAGAAGCTCTATGACTGGATACGAGAACACCTTATCACTGGCTCTAAAATATTGGAGCTGGGAAGCGGGACTGGGAGCGAAGTGCTTGCAAAGCACTACGACATGCACTGTGTCGAACACGACAAGAAGTGGATGAACAAGTCTGAGCACATTACGTACTACTACGCCCCGCTGGTCAACAACTGGTACGACCCATCATTTATGAAAGACATACCAGACGACTATGACTTGCTGCTCATCGATGGCCCACCAGGAAGAGTATCTGACCGCTCTATAATGCTAAACTACCTAGAGGAGATGCACGTCATACAAACTCTGTACATCGTCATCGATGACACCAACAGACAAGCAGAACTGAGCTTAGCTCTTAAGCTATGGACAATGCTAGAGAATAAGGAGCACGAAATATTTTCTGATAAGCGAAAAAACTTTAGCGTACTACTATGAAATTCACCAACAGTGAAAAATACTCACCGGCAGCAAACCACTATCTCGAGTTTGGGTTTTACACAGACGCCATACCCGGGACTAGGGAGTATTATGAACACTGGGATGAAGAAAAACGAAGATGCCTAGAGGGATACGAAGACATAACAGGGTACCACTATTTCTACCTAAACTACTGCCCTATCGACCGAGTCGTAGACGAGTTCCTGGGAGATGGTACCAAGATCGCCCGAAGAGAAAGAACATTTCCTGCCTTCTACGACGGAGACTACGAGTATTTTCACGCCATCGACAGATGCCGACGAGAAAACAAGCACATGGTCGTGCTTAAGGCACGCCGTAAGGGTTTCTCGTACAAGGCTGGGGCTATGCTAGCAAGGAACTACTTCTTGATGCGCAATAGCAAGAACTACGTATTTGCATCACAGAAAGAATACCTGATTGGGGACGGACTCTTGAGCAAAGCCTGGGACTTCCTATCATTCATTGATGACAACACCGCATGGACCCAACCACGACTCCGTGACAGAGAGATGCACAAGCAATCCGGATACAAGAAGAACGTTAACGGTGCAGACGTCGAGCTTGGAATGAAATCACAGATTATTGGGGTATCGTTGAAGGATAACCCAGACAAGGTCCGTGGTAAAGCAGGTGATCTAATTTTCTTCGAGGAAGCAGGTTCATTCGGAGGTTTGCTTAAAGCATGGGAAGTAGCTATGCCAACTATGCGTCAGGGTTCTAAGACTCTGGGCACAATGGTGGCATTTGGTACAGGTGGTGAGGAAGGCAGTGGATTTGAAGGCATGGAAGAGTTGTTCTACCACCCAGAGTCTTATGACTGCATGGCATTTGACAATGAGTGGGATGCAGGAGCTATGGGAACACAATGCGGGTACTTTGTACCCATTTACCAAAACCTAGACGGGTTCATCGACGATAACGGGAACTCGCTAAAAGAAGAAGCCAAACGACATGAAGAAACCCAGCGTGAGAAGAAAAAGGGAGCGAATGACCCGAAAGCCCTCGATCAGTACACGGCTGAGCACCCGTTCACCCCGCAAGAAGCGACGCTCCAGGTCACAGCCAACCTATTTGATGTTACATCACTCAAAGAACAATACAACAAAATCAAAGCCCATGGACTCGAGTCAGAAGGAACAGCAGGCATCATGTACTACGACAAGGACGGAAAATCAAAGTTCCGACCGAATGGGGAAGTACATCCGGTTTATAAATTTCCTCACAGAAAAGGAGATAGAACTGAAGGAGCAGTAGTTGTATACGAAGGGCCCTACTTGACAAAAGAGGGGGAAGTACCACACAACCTATACCTCATATGCCATGACCCGTATGCACAATCTAAATCAGCCTCCAATGAATCGCTGGGTGCTGCATACGTGATCAAACGACCAAACAATCTATCTAAGCCAGACGACATCATTGTTGCTAGCTATGTTGGGAGACCACAAACACAGGATGAGTACAACCGCAATCTATTTATGCTCGCGGAGTATTACAACGCAAAGATCGGGTTCGAGAACGACCGTGGGGAGCTTATTGCTTACGCGAAGAGATATCGCAAGCTGCACAAACTACAGGAAGAGTTTGAGATGCTTGACAAGCGAGAGCTACGATCCAAAACTGTGAGACGCCAGTACGGCATGCACATGACAGAGCAACGCAAGCGTCAAGGTGAGCTGTACATACGTGACTGGTTGATTACACCAAGACACACAGACGAGGAAGGAAATGTGACACTTAACTTGCATAAGATCTATGACCCTGCTCTTTTGCAAGAATTGATTAAATTTAACCACAAAGGAAACTTCGATAGGGTAATGGCACTCATGGTTGGTATGTACCACACACGAGAGTTATATAATAGAGAAGTAGTTGAAATAATTAATGACCGGTCGACGGACGACTGGTTTGATCGTATTTATAAGTAATTTCGCGAGGATGTACGGTACCCATAAAATACCGCAGCAGCGCATTCCCAGGTCCAAGAAGACCAAGAAATGGGCGGAGGACTGCGTAAAAGCTTTTATCGATATGTCAAAGTTTGGGTTGTCAGAAAGACGCTCAAACTTGACGGCATTGTACGAATACTACAATGGAGTTGTAAACGATGAGGACTACAAGTATGTGCTCAAGCCGTACGGAAAGACCCGTAGCAACTTCCCATCTAAGCTTCGTAACTACCCCATCATCAAGCCTATCATTGACTTGTTGCTAGGTGAGAAAGCTAAACGTCCTCTAAACTACACAGTTACTGTGCAGAACGCAGACGTAGTTTCACAGAAAGAAGAAGCTAAGAAGAAGGCACTGTTTACCCAGATTCAGAAGATGTATCTGAACGAATTGGCTAAGCAGCCTGACTTTAACATAGAAGAACAAGAGGTCAAGCTCCCTGAACAGATACAGGACGAGTTCGAAAGAACATACGTAGATGCACGCGCAATCAAGGGCCAGAAGGCCATCAACTACATCATGCATCACCAAGAGATGTATGATAAGTTTCAGAAAGGATTCTTCCACTTTTTGGTGACAGGCGAGGTATACTCACATAAAGGGGTTCGTAGAGGCGAACCCTTTTATGATATAGTCAACCCACTTGACATCGACTTTGACAAAGACCCAGATATTGAGTTCGTAGAAGACGGAGACTGGGCAATTGTACGTAGGTATGCACACGCGTCCACAGTAGTAGATATGCTGGGCAACTACCTCAAGCCTGAACAAGTGCTAGAGTTGGAGAACCCAAGACAAGAATCTGCAGAGACATACCTGCTATCAAGATCAGAACACGCAGGTGCAGATGACAACATGTACAGAAACAGACTTATCGAAGTCGTTACAGTATACTGGAAGTCACGTAAGCGTATTGGGTTCTTGACCTACGTAGACCCTAACACGGGTATGGCAGAGCAGCAGGAAGTAGAGGACGGTTACAAGATGCCAGAGATGATTCGACAAGCGCAGGGTAAAGTATCCTACGAGTGGGTAAACGAAGTGTGGGAAGGCACGCGGATAGATGGTAGATTCTATGTCAAGATGGCACCGATATCTAACCAACGCACGTCGCTTGACAACCCATCCCTATGCAAACTCCCAATCAATGGAAGAAGATACTCTGACATTAACGCCCACAACATCTCACTGGTATCACTGGGTATCCCATTCCAGCTCAACTACAACATCTTTAAGTATAGAATGGAGCTGGCTATCGCACGAAGCAAAGACATCATAGCTCAGTTCGACATCAACATGATCCCCAAGAAGTGGGACATGGACAAGTTCATGTACTTCGTAGAAGGTACAGGTATTGCTTGGGTAGACTACAACAAGGAAGGGATACAATTGTCCCCGCAGCATCAGTCCGTACTGGACATGTCAATTAAAACCATTGACCAGTATCTGAACCTGCTCGAGTCAATCATGCAAGAGTGGGAGAAGATATCAGGGGTCAACAGACAACGCCAAGGTGGCATAGGACCCTATGAAGGAAAAGCAACATCACAACAAGCGATCGTTCAGTCCTCGCACATTACTGAAGATCTTTTCCGCAAATACTCAAGATTTGAGCAGCGTGAACTCCAAGGCCTACTGGATTATTCTAAGGAAGCTTGGCTTACAGGAAAGAAAGCGATGTACGTCATGCCCGACATGACGTCAGAGATGATTGAAATAGACGCAATGCAGCATATGGAAAGCGAGTACGGTGTGTTTGTCTCAGACGCTGGCCGAGATCAAGACAAGCTGGAGCAAGCGAAGATGCTCTCTCAGTCAAT